GGAACCACAGCACCTGATGTACCAATATCTTTCGTGGCACTACTTCCCAAACCGAGGTTTGCGCGAGCGTCAGCAGCATTCTTTGCACCTGTACCGCCCTGGCTGATACTGAGCGCGGTAGTCAGGCCGCTTAGGCTGGTTATATCGCTGTTAGCCCCTTTCTTCGCCAGCGATTTCTGCCCCGGTACGGTGACGGGCACACCGTTAATCGTGATAGTGACGTCTGTAGTACCGTTCATCACATCAGCGAAACCGCTCATGTAACGCTGATACATAGTGAAGGTTTCAGCGATGTCCTGCGCCAGACCGTCAACGCTCAGGCTGTCGCTCAGAAGAATGGCATATTTGGTTCCCGCAGGGATAGCAGGGTTAGCAGCTGGCGTAACGGTGAGAGAGGTTGCGCCGCCGATAGCGGTGATCTGGAAAACCTGCGCTGGGCTGGTCAGCGCGATGACGGTACAGCCGTTACGAATCAGTGAGCCAGCTGCAGTGAAGTTTGTGCCGGTACCTGTAAGGGTGTTTCCGCTGATGGCAATAGTGCCAGTGGTATAAATCATATTATCTCCAGGTAATAAAAAACCCCGCCGGAGCGAGGTTGATTTAATTAGGCAGTGTATTCAGACGTACATATCGGGCAGAACCGGAAGGCTGAGCGACGTCACCGTGTTATTACCGAAAATGGCATATTGCTCGCGCCCAAGATATTTTCCGCCCTGAACTGAAGCGTTGCCGTTCTGTATTTTTATTCCGAACATTCGATATACATACATGCCGTTTACCGTATGCACCATTAGCCCAAACCTACCCAGCGGAACATATCCGTTACCGATGCTCACGGCACTTGTCGAAGGGGTCCAGAGTTGGTTGAGGTATACGAATGGTCGTTTTGTGGTTGAAAAGGTGCAGGCCCCTGCAGCATTAAAAATATTGAGGCCGGTACCCGGCTGCGGCGCTACGCCACTGGCAAAAATAACGATGTCTATCGTGCCGGTTGCGGGAGCATCATCGTTCGTGGACGGAGGGCTGAAGAACCTGACCGTGTTACCGTCGAAGTCAATCGTGTTACCACTGTTACAGCGCCCGAAAACGACGTACTTCGACTTGTCGTATCCTGCTATCGTCGGAACCGCCCATCCTCCGGTCGGAACACTTACGGTCCCCTTCCAGATACACTGCCCTGACTGCGTGGCATTGGTTATCGAGGTGAAGTCAGTACTGTCGCTGATAAGCAGGCCCACCCCGCTTCGCTGACCTGTCGGAAATATCTGCCAGACACTACCGGGAAACGTATAGGTGCTATCTCTTTCACTAATGCCCAGAGCCTGCATTCTCGAATTCTGCGTAACCCTGCCACCAGAGATGGTTATGGAATTCATTTTATGCCACAGCCCCGCATCAACATAGGCAGTCGCATACGGTATAAACAGCACCTGCGCACCTGAAACATAACCAGCGATGTCCACATACTTTGCTTTCTGGTAGCCAGTGTCAAAGCTGCCACCAAAAGACGGGCATCTCAGGCCCGCCGTTATCTCCATACGCTTTCCGCCGTCATTAAGTTCTATCAATAATCCTGTCGGCATCTTATGTCCATGTCCCCAGTACAATCCGGCCACCACCAGGAATATTAATGGTTACGCCATTACCATTAATCACCGTTGTGTTGCCGGAGCCATTGAAAGAAAAATTACCGTTTGTGGCGTAAATCGAGCCACGAACGGTCACATTATTGAACGTCGCGTAGCCAGACTTGTTGATGTGCCAGCCAACATTTCCGGTGCCGTCCCATGTTGAAGACTGTATGTAGTTTCCTATCTTAGTGTTCTCAATGGTGCCATCCTGAATGAAGCTGGCGCGGATGAATGTCTGCCCATTCTGGATGACAAAAGGCAGAGTAACTGCGCCGCCAGCCTGACTCATCACAGCGAAACGGTCAGCAATGAAGAGAACCTGCGTCTGCATTCCAGATGGCGTATTCTGAACACCAATCCCCATCCCTGCTGCATACTGATTACCATTAGAATCAACAGCGACCTTGATGCTGTACATCGCATTCAGGTTGTTATTGATGTCCGCTGATACCTGGCTGTTCTGGACAATCGCTGCAGACTGACCGTTAACCGTGACCTTTAGCGAATTGATTTGCGTAGCAGACGCCTGGGTAAAATCAGCAAGTGTCTTCGACAAGTCAGTGACATTCGCCGTGTTCCCACCGGTGCTGGAATCCAAAGCGCGCAATGACTCAGCGACAGCTTTACTGGCGTCGGCCATCACATTGTCTACTCGATCGATACTGGCTTTGTTATCTCCATACTGGACGCTCAGGAGGTTGCGCTGGTTAACCTGCGCGAGCGTACTCGTTATTAGCGCGATAGCATTGTTCTGAATACCGCCGCTGGCCTTATCAGTTTGTGCACCCAGCTCTTCCAGGCGTGATGCCATTGAGGAATCGAGGTCCGTGACAACCTGGCTAAGGTCAGTGATTGATGCTGTATTCTGAGCACCTACAGCAGCTGCTGAATCAGCTTTGTCAGATGCGGCCTGAGTGGCAGCCGTCAATTGACTTACCGCAGAAGCGCGAGCTTCAGTTTCCGTTGCTAACGCCTGGCGAACATCAGTAATACCCGCTTCATTCTGGGCAGTTTTCGCCTCTAGACGAGTAACATCCGTGACGCGCGCTTCCGTCTCAGTAGCGATCACCTCCCGGAGCTGTTCGAATTTCGCAGAGTTAGCCCCCTGCTGCGCAGTCTGGCGCACAACAACATCAGCAATAGCCAGGGCGTTGCCAATGATTGCTTCTGCTGTCTGCTTATTCGAACCTACTGCTGCAGCCAGACCATCGGCGTTCTCCTTAATCGCATCAGAAAGTTCGGCCAGTTTCTCGCTACTTTCTACGGCACTCTCAATCAGATCCTTAAATACCTCAGAATCTTTAATCTCCTCCAGGATCACATCTGTGATATCGGAAACATCGATACTGGCCTGTCCTCGCACCCATTCTGTGTAACCTGATTCGTTGCCGCTGCGGTCCACCAGCTGCGCGCGGTACCAGAAAATCTGCCCAGCCTTAAGGCCCATCTGCTGATATTTGCGCTGCGGGTAAGGCACATCGGCCAGCAGCATTGCATCGTCCTCGGTACCGGTCAGGCTATACTGAATTTCCGTCTTCAGCGTGTCGTCGGTATTCGCCGGGAATCCCCAGTTCAGCTCGATGCCGAAAACCACATTTTCAGAAGCGATGAAGCCAACCGGCTTCGGTGGATTGCCTACTTTACCCGTCAGCGCTTTCTCTTCTGAATAGCCCCATCCGGACGAGATTTCTGCGGCATTGATTGCGCGCACGCGTACCAGGTAGCGCCCGGCATAAATCCCCGGGACGTCGAATGATGTGGTGGAGCTGCGCGGCACGTTAACCCAGTTCCCGTCGTTGCGGCGCCATTGCGCTTCATAGGCGATAGCGTTCTGCGCCTGGTCCCAGCTCACGCGCATCGTTTCGACGCTGATATTTTGCTGCACCACGGAAAACGAGCTGATCACGATGTTGTCAGGCGGCGACTGGTTACCAGGCGGAATAACACTTATTGGCCGCTGGTCGATAATGGCACCGGTATCGATACGCGCATATTTATCCGGATCGTGCAAAGCGCCAGAAATCGAATACGTTCCGTCATTATTATCCGTAACGCTGATAACGCGATATTGCTGCGCGTAAAGCTCTTCGGACTCGACAATCCACACCGATTCCACTGCAGGTGTTTCGCTGTATGCCGTTGTCACGGTGACGGCCCGGCCGTTTACGCTCTGTATCGTCCTGCTCTGCGATGCGCCGGACGGAAGGTTAACCATCAGACGGCTTCCGGGAGCGGCTGCCGAATCACGATCAAGCGTGATAACGCGACCGTTAACCGCGCTGATGCGCCCTCCCATCACTTTTCCGGAAAGCAGCTCATCGGCAACCGCGATGATATAACCAGGCTGTGGGATCTTGCCGTCAAGACCAACATCGAACGACACGATGCGATCCTTGTTATTGGTCAGGATACCCCAGCGCCCTTTGCGGTTTGCCTCTGACTGCCGGGTACAACCAATGGCTGTCATTTCGAGCTGATTTGTGCCAAAGCGAGCAACGAGATCCTGCTCAAATACAGGCTCCATCGCATCCGCGTAGGCATTACCCGGATCGGACCAGGAAACCAGTGCCGTGGTATATCGGGTTTTGGTGGTGCTGCCCGAATAGGTAAAGCGGCCATTAACCACGTTTGCACGCGTGTAGCTGTAATCCACATCGCGGGGCATATCCGCAAGCGCAACGATTTGATCGCCACCCCAGTACGTCATGCCCCGGAATATCGCCGCAAAATCACGTAACACGGTATAGGCGTCATTCCTCTCCTGCACGTACACGTTGCAGGTATAACGAGGCTCGGTGCCGCTACCGCCTTTACCATCGGGAACCGGCTGATCGCAATATTGTGCGACCTGGTAAAGCGTCCATTTATCAATATTGGCCGCCGTCAGGCGATTGCCCAGCCCAAAGCGGTCGCTCACCACCAGATCGTAAAAAATCCAGGCCGGATTATCCGTCCACGCCCACTTAAACACCCCCGTCCATGTGCCGCTATAGGTGCGGGTCTCCGGGTCATACGTATCCGGAACGCGGATTACACGGCCTCGCGGTTCGCAGGCTATTTGCGGGATAGAGCCGTTAAACTGGCTTGAGTCAAATTCGATGTAGAGCAGCGCGGTATTTGGATAACGCAGTTTGGCGTCGATAACCTCTGTGTAGCTCTGCAGCGTCATTGTGTCGCCAATTTTCGCGCTGTTGGCATCCGCCGTGAGCTTACGCAGGCGCACCGTCCATGTGCTGCCTGCCTGTGGTAAGTCGAGGCGATGGCTGCGTTCGTAGCCGGAAGTTGTCTTGCCGGTTACGCTGGTATTAAGTACCGTCTGCCAGGTACCACCATCAGTCTGCAGATCAATGGCGTAGTTAATTGAATAGCCAACCAGATCGCCATCGTTCTCCTGTTTAAAAAGCGATGGCCATTTCAGGCGCAGGCGAACGGCTGACAGCTGCGTGTTGGTAAAGGTGTGTGTCCAGGCGGTGGTGCTTGAAACTGCGGTGCCCACGCTGATTTCGTTTTCGGTACCGGGGATGCCCTGAATGTATTTTTGTGCCTGCGTCCCCGGGCGGAATTCCCACGCCACGCCGCTGAAGTTTTGGGAGCCGTCGGCGTTCTCCAGCGCCGTTCCGTCCAGGTAGATATCCTTCCCGGTGAGCTGTCCAGCAAACTCCCCTTCCCCAAGCGCAACGAGGATCTTTGCCTTCGCTACAGATTGCAGATCATCAGGCTGTTCGGTGGGAGTTCGGGAACTGGAGCTCCCGCCTTTTCGTCCGGTAATTGTTTTAGCCATATCGCGCCCATAAAAAAAGCCACCCGAAGGTGGCTTGTAAAAAGGTTTGTTAACTACTGCTGATCTTCGACATAAATTCCGGCAGAAATAATTGCCCCGCCGATTCTCCGGCGGCCGTACAGGAGCGGAACCGGGTAACCCTGTGCGGCGGTATTTGTGACTCCGCCGAACGCGTATGAGGCGCGGTTATCTGAGCTCTGTTTGCTGGCCAGCCCTGTAGCCTGAGGGGATATCATCTGAACTACCCCCCCCAGCGTTATGGACGCACCAGCAGCAAACATCATATTGCTGGCAGCTATACTCAGACCTGGCATCCAGATCGATGCAATCACTAATACTGCGCCCAGGATAGTTTGAATCAAACCGGCTTTTTTACTCCCGATGATTACCGGGACAATACGGATAACATCGCCGGTAACCGGGAAACCGAGGTCATCCACACCGATGTTTTTTTTACCCTTAAATACGGAGTATGTGAGCCCACGGCGCTGGCTGGAAATCATAAACTGCTCAAAGCCCGGAATAGTCTTTGCGAGCGCCACTCCCGCCTCGCTTACACGGGAAATCAGGCGGTGGTGAATTTTACCGAATGTTTTCCCGAGCACGCCGCCAAGCTCAATGCGGGTCATTACTTCCTGCATGTTTCACCTGCCATTACATCTTTATAACGAACGATTTTCATCGTGCGCTCCTGCCAGTATCCGCCATAAGGAACACGCTGACTCAGATGCCCGTAAAGATGGTGCAGCAGCATGTTACCCTCCAGTAAAATCCCGGCATGATTCCACTTATCGGCCTGCACCTGCATGATGACGAGGTCCCCTTCCTGAGGCGGGCCATCAAACTCCCTGAATCCGCACTCGTACCAGCACTCCTGATAGAAATTGTCCGGGTAGTCGTTTTCCCACCAGGGATAATCCACCCGGTAATCGTGGAGCTCGATACCGTGGGTCTGCCGGAAATAGCTCATTACCAGACCCCAGCAATCGAAGTGGCCAAGCACGAACGGACGCTCCAGCAATGGCTGCTCCCCGCGTGGCTGAATGGTACGTAAATCCCCCTCTGGCCAGCTCACAATATGCCAGGGCAGCAGCGTTGCATCACACTGAGCCTTATCCAGCTCGCTGGCCTGCGTCGTCGCATCAGGATGGCTGTGAACAATGGCCACCACCGTCCCCCAGTCTTCTGCCGCTGCGTAATCTTCGGGGGACAGGTGAAAATGTTCAGTCGGCTCTGCTGCGAGATTACGACAGGGAAAATAGCGCTCAACCCGGCTTTTCTGTGCCACCACGCCGCAGCACTCGCGCGGATATTCCGCTGCAGCGTGTGCCATGATGGCATCAATGGTTTTCTGGCGCATATCAACTCCTGATAAGAGATGTACCGGGGAAACCACCGAACGGCAGCTCGTTGCTGTCTCCGTGCCGGAGCTTGCAGGCCGTCAGCGTGCCGTTGCAGACATCCAGCGAGGGATCGTCAACCGGATTATTGTTTTTGTCGAAATAGCGCGTTCCGGCATAGTCGCAGCCGTCGCCGGTCCGGTACTTGTTCCGGATGCACCAGCTGCATAACGAATGCAACTGCCGCGTGGGTATCATCTGGCCCTGTAAATCCATCGGACTGGAAAGCGTAAATTCGACAACTTCATCCGTCTCGGTGCTTCTGGCATCGATATAAAAGACCTTCAGCTTTTCCTGTGACGGGTCTGCAGTGGGATTGCCCTGCGGAAAATTTCTGGCGTCCAGATACTGTGCCAGCGTGTCGTGGATACTCACTTTCGCCTGCAGCAGATCGTCATACGCCAGACAGAGCGCTGAGATCGAACTGTCCAGGTTCGCCACTCTCAGTTTTGGCTGTGGACTGGTACCGTCCGTGGTCGCTTCAATACCCTCAACCTGACACGGCCAGGCTTTATACTCCTCCCCCTGCCACCAGATGGACTTCGCCGGAAGTTTATTCTCATCCCCACCTGCAGCCTCAATCTCTTCCGGGGTGTGTGCGATATTGTGTGCGTGGAAGCGGAGTACATCTGACATACCGAACGCTGTGCCATCGACAGAAAAAAGCCGGACTTCATTGCCCGGCTCGAGTTTTTGATAATCAGCATTAAGACTCATGGTGCAAATGCCTGTTCAAACGTTGCGGTTACGGTTATCACTTTTACGTTTTTAACCACCTTTTTGAGCGTGTCAGCCTCGACACGCCACAGCGCGGAATCGCCGAAAGGCGGAGTGAAAATAAACGACTTCACTTTATGCCGCCGAAGGAAAGCGTGAATTTCATTCGCTGTAGTTGGATCCCCTGAAAAAGAATATTCATAGGTGCGAATCTCATCATTCAGGCCGGAGCCGCTCACCTGTGCGTACCCGTCGCCGAACTGGACCTTCCTGACTGTGTCTTTGCTTCCCTCGGTGGGCTGGCTGGAAACCTTAATGCCCCAGGGGAATGTTTCTATCGTCATAACTGTTACCTGCGATTGGTCGCATTCCAGATAAGCCCACCGGGCTGGATTGCCCTGGCGATACCCTCGTTGACAGATTTGTTAATCACCTGCTGATACGCCTTACCCAGCCTGTCTCCGTCGTTTTGCTGCTGTGCGTTACCGGAAGCATTCTCGACCGTCACCGGGGCATATACACTGACACCGAAAGGTGCTGCAGCCGGGCCTGTACCACCACCCCCGACATACCCTCCCGTTGCATAGCCTTTCATCATCCGGTAAAGATTGCCGACGCCGATCCGGCTGGTAGCCTCTTTGGTGAAAACAAACTCACCACGGTGAACGACACCTGCTGGCTCATATTTCCCGCCTGAACCGGTATAACCGCCACCTGCAAATCCCAGCGCGGTTGATGCTGAATCCACTAAGCCTACCATCGCCTGTTTCAGCAGGATCTGTGTCAGCATGGAGAGCGTGGAGCGGGTGAAGTCAGCCCAGTCAGCCTTACCGCGCGTCAGCATGTCAGCCATATTTTGCCCGATTCCATCAAACGTACTGGTAGCAGCCGACTTCATCTGGCCATAAGCATCTGAAGCAGAATCAACATAATCTGCCCATGCGGATTTGGCCCCGGATTGCCAGTCGTCCCGCAGCTTATCCTGCTCGGCGTAATACGCCTGCAGCGCCTGCAACTCATTCTGATAACCAGCGTCGTTCTCCGAACCGCCACCATTTTTCCACCCCTGAAGAAGCTGGGCCTCCTCGTTGCGGCGTTGTGCTGCACGACTGCTCATTCCAGCACTTTCCGCTAGGGCCCTGGTTTTCTCGCCGATCTGCGTGACGTATTTTTGGGACGTATCCTGCAGGCGGTTAAGCCGCTCCTGCGCCACTATCTGATCGCCAAGCTTCGCGTTCAGCTCTGCACGGGAAAGCACCTCGCTTTTACTGGCCAGCAGGGATTTTTCCTCAGCAGAAAGCGTCCGGGTCTTCGCGGCCTCTTCCAGAACTGTAAACCGGGACTGTTGACGCCACAGCTCCTGACGCTGCTGACTGATGGTGTCATTTATCCCCTTATGCTCCTGCAGGGTGCGCAACTGTGCCTGCAGCTCCAGCGTCTGGGCGCTGGCCGTATCGGTTGCACGGGCACCTGCGGGGGTTCTGATTGCCGGGGTCTTCTTCGGCTTTTTAAGGGTGTCTTCGTACTCTTTTTTCGCGGCAGCCAGGTTGATGTTGTAGTCAGCCTGGAGGATTCGCCCCTCTTTCAGCGCCTTGTTGAGCTCGCTCTGCCTGGCCGTGTATTTCTCCAGTGCCGTCTGCGTTTTGGCATAGTTTGCCTGAGCCTGCGCAGCATACTTCTGGCGATCCGATTCCGCAGCCGCTTCGCGCGAAGCATTCTCTTCATTCGCCCTGGCAATTCCCGCCTGCTGCTGAGCCATGTCCAGCGCCAGCCTGGCCGTTTCGCGATCATTCCAGAATCGGGCGCGGGCCTCATCATTGACATATCGGTCACCTTTACGCAGGTTCCAGATTTCATCGGCTTTTTTGAACGCGGCTTCGGCTTTTGCCACCATCTCCTGCGCGGTGTCAGGTCGGCCAATATCGAGGGCTGCATCCCACATCGACTTGAAGGCGCGCTTCAGGGAGTCCGCTGAAGATTCAATCGTCCCCATATTGTCGCGGATGGCTTTGGTCTGATCGTTGAATCCGGCTGTAGCAGCCTCGTTAGCCGCCTGCAGTGCGCCAGCCTCATCACCGGCACGCTGCAGCTGCGCCACATGGGCAATCTGTTCAGCAGTAACGTTATGGAACTGCTGGGCCATCGCGATCAGGCCCGATGTCGGGTCAGTTGCGAGCTTGCCATAGGCTGCTGCGACCTTTTCCACCGGCACGCCGGAGGCATCGGTAAACCGCGCCACCGCCTGGCTCATGTCATCAAAGCGCGAGCCAGCACGCACACCCGCGTTGATAAGTTCGGTCAGCGCTTCACTGGTCTGGTTGAAGGTCAGCCCCGCTGCCTGTCCGTTACGCGCCAGTGCCAGCATGCGGTCAGCGGTCAGTCCGGCTGTGTTCCCCGACAGTACCAGCGTTTTGTTGAAATCAGACAGGGTGGAAGAGCCCTGGTACCAGGCATAGAACAACGCGCCCGTTGCAACGGACAATGCACCAATGCCGACCATCAACGGGGAAATCGTCCCCAGCAACGCCCGGAATGTCGGAATGATCCCGCCAAAGGAGTCCTTAACCTGACCGCCCTGCTGAAGCAGAATCAGCCAGGGGTTCTGCCCACCCGCCAGCTGCGTGGCTACATCGGTAAACTGTGCCGGGAGCATACGCATTGCGGCGTTATACTGACCCACAGAAATACCCGCTTTGCGCGCGGCGTTCTCCTGGCGGCTGAAGGACTGCTGGATACGTAACGCTTCGTCGTTTGCTGCACTGCCGGTCTGTTTTAATTCTTTTTTGACGTAGTTGAGCTGCTCGCTGAATTTCGACGAGTTAACGTCAAGGTTAACGACCAGATCACCTACTGCCGTCTGGGCCATAGCGCACGCCTCCTGAAATACCTGCAGCCTTCGCCATCAGCGTATTGTCATCCGGTTCATCAATGTCGATGGGTTCCGGTGCAGTATTAAGAATGCTGAAACTGTCCGGGGTTAACTCCGGATCGGCAAAAAACAGGGTTGAGATGGTGTAGAGCAAGCCGGAGAAGTGTGCGTCCAGCTGCGCATCATGAAAGTAATTGTCCTGATAGAAGATTTTCCAGTCGCCGTACTCCGTTGAGGACATGCCAGCAAGCATGGCACGCCAGTTCGGGCGACCGAACTCACGCGCCAGTTTCATGGCAAATTTCAGCTCACTGGCGAGGGCTTTTCCGCAGTAACGGGTTCAGCGGGTTTATAACCTTCTTCGGCGGACGCTGCCTGGTCATCAGTTACCGGCGCAATCATCCCGGACAGGAGCTTCACCTTATATTCCGCTTCGGCAACCAGTTCGGTCGGCCATGACTGCATGACCTCATCCTGAATCTTTGCCACTTCCGCCGCCGCATTTTCTCCCTGGGAGCCTTTCAGTTCGTGGCCGTGCCAGAGCGACATCGCCACGAGGAACGCCCCACTTTTTACGGTGAGGGTGATGGCCGCCTGGAAATCGCCGGCTTCAACTGCCTCCAGCTGCTTCAGGTATTCGAGGTATTCAATACGCTGAAGCGCCGAAAGCTGGAACAATGTGACGCTGCTGCCGTTACTTTCCAGCAGTTCGCTCTTTAGAAACATATTTACTCCGGGTCGGAACGGGGCTCACGCCCCGGTTATCAGGAAACAGTGACTTTGCAGATCGCCACAAAGTTACCGTCATTGCTCATAACGATGATTTCTACGGTGCCCGCCGCCACGCCGGTGACAGTCAGGGTATTGCCGTTAACGGTGACCGTTGCTTTTGAAGGATCAGAGCTGGCTACGCGGAAGGATTTATCTGACGCACTGGCCGGAAGGACTGAAACCACCAGTTGCGTTGTGGCTGCGACCGCTACAGCTGCAGTGGATTTATCCAGACTGATCCCCGTGACAGCAATCGGCGCGGTACCGCTGTCCTCTGCCAGCGATGGTTTGCCGTTGTTTGTGATTTTGGCCGTGCGGGTCATGACCTCTTTGGACGTAATGGTTTTACCGAGGCTGCTCACCCAGCCCTTAAACACATCGACAACCCCATTCGGATATTTGATTTTATATCCCCTCACGGTGCCCTCATCGAACCAGTTCACCAGGTCCTGCTGCCCGGAGTCTCCCGGCATCCACGCGAGTGTCAGGTTGGTTTCACCGGCTGATTTCTGCCCCTGCATCGTTGATGTCCAGTCGGCATTCTCATCATCGATGTAGGTGTCATCTTCAGATTCAGCCGTCAGTTCACCGGGCTGCAGGTCTTTAATCTTTGCGAGGCGCAACCAGTCAACGTCTGAAAGCGGATTGGCATAGGGGTCACCGGTTCCGGTGTAAACCCAGAGAGTGGTACCGGCACCTTTTGTTGGCGCCAGCGGGTTTGGTGTGGCCATAGGATCCTCACATTACATAGCTGATTGAATAACTGAGATCGGCTGACCCCCACATCATCACTTCCTCATCTCGCTGATAGTCATAGCCATTTGCATTCATCAGTTCGATTAGGGGCAGCAATTCTGGGATATCAGCCAGAGCGGGGTACACTTTTTCTTCCATCCAGGCATCCAGAGCTGAATCGGTCTCTTTTGCCTTCAAAAAGACCTCGATATGCAGCAGTGCAGTCCACATATCTTCATCCACGCTATCTTCTGAAGCTCTCGCGTCTGTCAGATAGACGGCTACAGCAGGCAAATCTTCTTCTTCCAGAAATCCCGGACGGCCGTCGAACCAGGTTATTTGCTCTGTAATACTGCGTTTCAGGGCCGTCAGAACGGCGGCCCGTATCTGCGGGTGTTTCATCGTTTGAGTATCAACCTCAGTTGGTTTTGCAGGTTCTGGCGCATAACTGCTGGCATGTTTTCGTCCATCAGCCGGGGTAGCTCCGCACGGAAGGCCTCTGTAAGGGGAACAGCCAGTGGAATGCTGACCACTTCAATGGGGTAGCGGTTCTTGGTGGTGCGTCGCAGCACATGCCATCGACCATTTGCCAGTTGCTGGATAAAAGCGCCTGGAAAACGAAACGGGCCTATTCTGAGCACACTGTTTGCACCCGACTTATCCCGTTTTCTGCGGGACAGACGAACACTGGCGGGACCGAGTTTTATGGCGGGGAGATTTCCCCGGTTCACCCGAATAAGTGCGCGTGGTTTACTGACGGTAGCCCGCCGTAACCGGGCACGTTGCTTAACCAGTTTTCGAGGTACACGCGTCGATTTTGAAACGACAGAAACGCTTCGGTTGATGGCCTGCCCGGCAATACGGTTAACCGACTGGGCAGAGGCACGTGGTACGGCCGTTTTGCTGATGCTGTTGAGGTTTGCGATAGCCTGCTCGAGGCCTTTGATCGACATAGCCCCTCCTACTCAATGAAGATACGAGGTTTCCCGTTAAACAGTTCATGACGTGTGACGGTCCAGTTTTTGCCTTCCCAAACCACTTCATCGTTTCGCCGCGGGGTATATTCTCCACTGAATACCACCAGAGACCGTAAATTCCCTGATAACGGCCCCATCTCTTCAAGCAACTCAGCAGAGATAACGTCGTATGTGATTCCGTTAATCAGAGCCGTTTTCCCCATCTTTTTTATGGTGGCCGCGTCCATGCGAGCCGCCATCCGATCAAAGGGATTAGACATTAATCTTTACTTCAACAACGGTGGTGTTTGCCGGTGCATCTTCCCAGGCGATGCCTGCGGCAACGGCATCCGTTTCATCGGTCTGGATTTTGCCGTCCTTCAGATACACCTGCGCCCCGGCAGTAACCGCATCTGCGGATACTTTTGGCAAGAGGAAAACACCCTCAGTAAAACCGTCCCCGGTATCGCCAGCCGGGATATCGGTAATTGCCACCGCGATAAGTTTTCCAACAACAACCGGGTCGCCGCTCTGAATATCGGTTGCACCACTGTTTACCAGCGGGATCGTTTTCCCGTCCTGCGCATAGTTCTTAGCCATAACTTCTCCATTCAGCCCCATGTGGGGCTGGTTTCAGGTATAAAAAAAGCCCTTACGGGCATCTGTTTGTCAGGACTGTTTTTTACTGACCAGTGGATTTGGTCATGCCGCGATGGTCCAGCGCCGCCACACCGGCATCAATACGCACTTTCGTGGCGATACCATCAGTGGTGAAGCCTTCCTGCTGATCGATGTAAGGCGTATCGACACCGTTGAGATAAGCGACCTCGATGGTGTCGGTGCCCTTCGCGGCGGCCAGATACCAGGCTTTCGCATCCGCTTCATCCAGACGCGGTTCAGCGATGACCTCTGCAAAGTTTTGGATCGGGTTAACGATGCCGGCATTAATATCAGCACCTTTAACACTGGCCGACTTGATAGTCTGATTCGCCAGGGTTTCCAGAGCTACAGGCACCAGCATGTAGGCTGGGCGGATATTCAGGGTACGCTCACCTTCCTTTTGCAGGCGCATCAGCTTGCGCGCTTCGTCCAGGCTGGCCACAGAAATTGCGCCCGCGCTCAGGTTCTTGTGATCGGCATGGAACAGCGGTTTGCCGTCGGAGAGCTTCGGGTTTTTGGTCAGGATGGCATAAACCAGATCGCCAATCGTTGCTTTCGCCGCGCGCCCCATCTTCATCGGCACGTCGGTGAGCTGGTTCAGATCGTCGTTAATGATCGCCTGGCGGGTAACAGAGAAAATTTCACCATAAGTGGCAAGCGCGATGGTTTCGCCTTTATCACTGGTAGTGACGTACTTGTACTCCGCCCCCTCGCGAACCTGTCTCAGAGAAGGGAAACCACCCATACCGACACGATGCGCCGTTTTGAAGTCTGACAGCTGGCCTTTTTTGGTCCACAGTTCGAAGGTTTCCTGGGATTCTTCCCAGCCCTGAAGCAGCGCTTTGTTCGCCACATCCAGCAGAATATTGCCAAAGTCAGAGGTGCTGTGCGTCAGCGCCAGGCCAACCATCTGCATCGGATTGTAGCTGGATACACCGATACCTTTTTCTGTCAGGGCCATGCGCGCATACTCGCGCAGCGTCATACCGTTATAAACGTTATCCCGCTCCTGGCCTTCAAAACCGGCACGCGCCATCAGCGCCTGGCGAATACCATCCGCAACGAAATTACCGTTGCCCGCATAAATATGCTGTTGTGTGGTTTTGTTGGATGGCGTGGCCGTTTTACCGAGCTCTGCCAGCAGCAAATCTTTCGCCTTATCAACGGAACAATCAGGGTCGGCCACGCACTGATTTTGCAGTTCCATGTGTTTATTACCGAACATGGCAAAGAGATCACCGATGGCGTTAACACGGGCTTTCTGCTCAGCCATCACCTGCGCGCGGATCGCATTTTCATCCGGCGCCGGGTCAGTTTTTGCCTGCGGTGCCTGAGGCTGGGTAATAACCGGGTCACGCTGGGTAGTATTGCGCGGCGGGGTGAGCATGTTGCGAATGCTTTTTGGCATTTTTTCAAATTCCTCAATACGTTTTGAATGGATACAGGCCATAGCCTGCAGGGATGGAGTCACCTGGTCGGCAAAACCCAGTTCAAGGCACTCGCTGCCGCTCATCCAGGTTTCGTCTTCCAGCATTGCCGCAATTTCTTCGGTGGATTTTCCGGTTTTTTGCGCGTAAGCCGGGATAAGAACGGATTCAACCTTGTCGAGAAGATCCGCATAGTCGCGCATATCGGTCGCATCACCACCAGCAAACCCCCATGGCTTATGGATCATCATCATCGTGTTTTCAGGCATGATGACCGGATTGCCTACCATCGCGATCACCGAGGCCATGGAGGCCGCCAGGCCGTCGATATGAACGGTAATCGCCGCACCGTGGTGCTTCAGCGCGTTATAGATAGCAATACCGTCGAAGACATCACCACCGGGTGAGTTGATGTGAAGGTTGATGTGGGTGATGTCACCAAGTGCCCGGAGATCATTGACGAACTGCTTCGCCGTTACGCCCCAGTACCCGATTTCGTCATAAATAAAAATGTCGGCCTCGCTGTTATTGCTGGCCTGCATGCGGAACCACGAATTACTTTTTGCGCTGGCTTTCGGACGGTGGCGCGCCCGGTTCTTTGGCTTCGGCACTGGTGCCTCCTTTATCATTGGCGGGGTCGGTGTCAAACACCAGGCCCTGTTCTCGGTTCTCATCAACCTCCGCTTTACGGCGTGACTTCACATCATCCGGGTTGCGACCGCTGGCACGGATCCAGTCGGATTCGGTGGCCGCACCGCCGCGGATTTGCGTTTTCCAGGCATTGGCTTCTTTAACGGGATCAATCCACGGCATAACGGGTCCCGAATAAACCGCGTTATACAGCGTGTCCATATCGATGCCTCTCGGCAGCTTGATTTCTCCGGCAGCAATAGCCATCTTCAGCCAGGCCCGGTACATTGGCCGGGTCACTGAACCGATGAACCAGTCCTGCAGAATCAGATATCCGTCGGTTGACTCGACAAGCTCCTGCCGCTGGGCACTGTATGTGCCATTGTAGTTTCTGGATGTACTGGAAAAACTGAGGCGACTGCCCGCAGATACCGCCCGCAGTTGTCCATTACGAAACGATTCGAGGTTAGGGTTCGGGCGATCGGATTTAATCATCCCGATTTCTTCCCCTGCCTGCAGTTCGTCATAGAGCATACCGGGCTGAATCATCAGCTCGCGGTCATCGCTGCTGGTATCTGAATCGAAACTCTGTCCGTCGCCTTTTTTGATGTACATGCCGAGTGCCGCAGCAATTCTTGCTGCAGTAAGCTCAGAGTCCTCATATTCTTTCAGCGCGCTCAAGCGCATCAGGACACCAGACAAAAGAGACGTTCCGCGGGTCTGGTGCAGGCGGCGGGTGAATTTGAGATGGAGCATGTTCTCAGCATCTATCTCTTTCGTATCGAACTGTCGCCCGGACACCGGCAGACTTTTATAGACCTGATATTTTTTAGGCCGTCCCCAGTTATCGACAAAAACGCCCTGATTAAGCTGGGTGGCTGCATCACTGTTCATCGGCACGAAATCAGGCTCCAGCGCTTCCAGCCAGAACGGCACGCCAGCGACCGGCTGAAGCCCATTTCCGGTACCGCTTACCAGCTGAGCAAAAACCTCGCCGTCCCGGAGCCACGTTCGCAGCATCAACCGCTCAAGCATGGGCCGGGTAAACTGGGTTGTGACATCGGGTCTTACGGACCATTCGCCCCACTTTCTGCGGATATCAGTGGCAAGCTTTTTGGCGATCTTCCCGTTACTCAGCATCGGATGTGGTTCAACTATGATGCCCTTCGCACCCACCACCCTTTCTTCCAGCTTGTCGAAAACGCCGATCACCAGATCGTGGTTGTTGTCCAGCCAGCGCGCCTGCTGCCTCAGTGAAACCGCCCCCATCTGGCTAAGCTGATCGGCTGAGCGATTTTCCTTCTGGGCTTTGTGGGTACGCGTTTGCTTTACCGCCTCATACGCCTTAATGACTGCACGGGCACGCAGGCGTGAGGCTTTCCAGCCTGGAGAAAACAGGCCAATCGCATCATCTAAAAGACTCATCCAAACCTCGCCAGCCTGTAGCCGGGTCGCCCGCGGCGTTTGTTATTGAGCGTTGCCAGTCGGCACTCCCATTCCTGACGGCCTTTTCTGATTTCCGACAGGTTTTCGAGCGTCATCTGCTGCCCGTTGAAAGTGATTGATTTCCCTTCCAGAACAGACAGCTCTGCAGCAGCGTAGCGGTCGATCATGTTTTGAATATCAGCTGGACTCACACCCAACCTCCTGACGAAGACCACGGATTAGCCTGTTCAGTTACGGGCTTCTCACGTTTTGGTTTTGATTTAGATTTCGGCGCAGGCGACGGGGATGGCACTTCGCCAGTTTCCGTCTGCGTGTCCTCGATCCACGTTTCCCGCCGTGCCCACTCAGGAGCTGACGGCCATTTAATTTTTTCGTATCCACTAAGGATGGCGAGCGCATCTGCATAAACGAGCAGGTCGAATGCTTCGTTTGCGCCCCGGCCGGGCTTACTCCACTTCCCTTCATTCGAGCGTTCCTCATATGTCAGTTCGTCATAGAACCAGCTGCCCAGCCAGGCGGGGAAATGCACATAGCCAGGGCCGGGTGAATCACGCCACAGCGCATTGTTCACCCGGTCTTTAAGGGCATCGGTCTGGAGAAGATAAAGAGGCACATCCCCGGTCGCCTGTGCGCGGCGTGTTGATCTGCCGGTGTTGTCGGGAAACGTTCGCTGGATAAGTTTGCTGCGACGAACACTGTCACCTTTGAAGAGATAGATACGCTTACCCAGCCCCTCCCGGCGGCATCTGCGCCAGAACTTGTAGGCATTATCCGTCACACCGTCCTCGCCCCCGGAGTCCACGGCCATCGACATAAGCCGCATGCCCTTTGACGGGTCAGATGCCAGAGGCCACGTTTTCTCAAAGACGTCAGTGAGCAAAAGATCCCAGTCCTCCGGATAGCTTGCCGGATCAACCTGAATACTTTCCCCGTTGCCGTCACAGCGCAGCGAATACCGTATGTTGTAACGGTCAACTATCCAGCGCTCACCCATACTTCCGTAACCCGTAACCTGCACTACAAATCGCCGGTCACGCCCGGCCTGCACGTCCACGGTCGCGGTGAGAAACTGCACGCCGTCCGGTACCGAACGTTTTAGAACATCCTCGGCACGCTGCTCGAGCAATTCACTTTTACGCTGCTCGAGGCTTGCCCGCGGCAGATAGGGTCTGCCGAAATCGGTGTTGATCACCGTTTTCAGGGTTTCTTCGCTGCGTGTGGATTCGTATTCCTGCTCGGCGGTCAGGTACTTATAAATAAGTTGCGCCCAGGTCTGGTATGCAGCTGCCGGACCTTCCATCCAGAAGGAGGCGATACGGGAACGACGGCCATCACCACTTACCTGACCTTTACGGTCGATACTCTGCCCATCCCTCAGCCAGACACATTTCATGTTCAGCGCACGCTTCATGTCCGGTGTGATCCTGCCTTTACAGGCCGGGCACTGTAGAAACGCGGCTTCACTGGCCAGCACGGGATCGCTGCTGTCGCGGTACCCGATCATATTGTCCATTTCCGGCTGGAAATACTCCCCACAATGCGGGCATGGCCAGTAAAGGCGGCGGCGGTCGCCACGGTTATAGAGTGATAAAATTCCGGTAGTTGGAGGGGCTTCATGAGGCGTGGTTCGCCGCCATTTTGTGTCTCTGATATCCCTGCCGGGTGAACTCTCAACCAGCGTCATCCCGGAGGACATAAATGTCGTGGTACGTTTCGACGCCAGTGAAAAAGCGTCGCCCTCCCCGTCGATATCTTCAGGAAAGCGGTCGTAATCCGTCAGCGCCACACTTTTATAGTCAGAGGACGACATAATATTGACGGATGGCCAGCCGAGCTTCAGATAGTTACCGGCGCGGAATGTACGATCGTAGACGTTATTATCGTTACGCCTCGGACTTAACCGGTTTTTAACTTCAGGGCTGCAGCGAAAAGTACGGTCCAGACGTTTTTTTGAATGCTCGCGCGCCTTTTCCTCTGATACCTGAATGACGAGCATATCTGCCGGATCGCAGACGATGTTATAGACAATCCAGCCGTCAATCAGCCCGATGGTTTTACCCGTTCGCGCCGGGCCAACAAACACAACCGCATCGTATTCACGCGAGGCTAGGCAATTCATCGGCTCAATCACATAAGGTGCAAGATCCGGGTCCCATGGAACGGAGTTTCCTGCCCCCATTGGCACGCGCATATATGTACCGACCGCATCGGCCACCGGCATACGACGCGGGGCACGTAAAATACCGGAAACATCGCGGCGGATGCCCCTGGCGGATGCCCGCTTTGCCATCAGTCCTCCTCTGGCTCTTCCTCCTCTGTTTCAGCGTCCTTCACCCTCTCCGCCATCTGGTCGCGCAGGTCATCGATAACGTTTTGTACGCGGGAAACCGCAGTCGGCGTTAATGCGCAGTCGCGTTCAAGTATGTCAGGGAGAGTTTCAAGTACCATGACGACGGCTTTCGCCATCAATGAGAATTCACGCGCCACTTCATCAGCGGGTATTAACTGCCCCGTATCTTGTTCAAACTTCAGCCTCTCGTTCTCTGCTTTCCAGTGAGCGAGCCTGTCGGATGGATCCATATCGTCGATATTCGTCGATACGGTGGGGATCATCAGTTCGGTCAGAATGTCTGTAACCAGATAGAGCTTTAATTTGCTGTTGCTGCCTGGCGCAGGTTCGACATTTTTCAACCTCGCGGCAACCGTCTGACGGTGTACGCCGGTTATCCCGGCAAGCTGGTTGATATTCAGTTTTAATGCGGCGATTTCCTGGTCCATGATGGTGAACACTTTTTAAACGATTCGACATCTTGCGAAAACGGCTTTTAAACAAATCAAAGGCCTGCATAAATGATGATGATGACCCTAGATCGCAAAAACTAGCCGTTTTCCGCGCGCCAGCCGCCCCGTGGCAGGCCACCCCACCGGGAGGACCCATCAAATGATAATGATTATCACCTGCACCTATGAGAAGGCATTTCTTTAGACGTCTAAACGTCTATTGCTTCTCGTAAGCGCTGACCATATTGCGATGCGCATAAAAAAGCCACCAGCGGATGCCAGTGGCTTGGGTGTGGCAATCAGGAATGGATTCGAACCATTGAGCCAGAAGATATTGGTCGTCTGCACCATCCTCCAGCTTATAGCAGCGTCACGCTTCGTCCGGATCGGTATTTTCCGACATCTCGCGCACCTGATTAATGTGTTTCGACATTATCACAGGCACTCAGTGAATGCCTGCTTGAATGCCTATCCCTTTGAAGGGATATTTAGTGCTTTATCCCATGGAGGGGATATTGCCATTACTATGAGCCTACCCATGGTTATGACGATAAAACCACCCAAGATAGCTACTGTTTGTATATCAGGGTGTTGCTTTGTATTAGCCCTGGTTAAGGTAAACATTCAGCCCGTCAGTGGTTGGACACTGGCGCACTCTGTCGCGGGGGGATGGCTGATTACCTCCGAAAAGGAAAATACCCATGGGTTCCATGTCAGAACTGGAAAAAGCAGTTGCAGATTTACAACGTGAATTAAAGATTGAAAAAGCCACCAATAAACTGGTTTTTTCTTTGATTATTGAAGCTGTTAACAAGCTGTCACCAAAACAGAATGTTGGGGACGTTCTGATGGAAGTACTGAAGGAGGTTACACCGCCTGAAATTTCATCTGCCCCAGATGCTCACGAAGCGATTAAGAGAGTTGAGAAAATAATTCAGAAGAAGCAACCGCGTTCGTAACTTCCTGAATTAAATCGTCAGCGGCTCGGTGCTGAGCCGCATTCACAATCTGATCGATTACAGTTTTCGCGTGAGTTTCAGCGCGCTGCTTGTAACCTTCAAGAGTAAAGTCTGCCGTAATGTCTTCACGATAAGGTACAGTCAGCATTGTTTTCTTATCGATTTGTACTTTGACGTCTCCGCCAATAGCCTCAACCGTTTTACAGTCCAGTCCCTCTGCTGAAGAGTAACCATTAATTTTTAAGCTAAACGATTTTTCAGTCGGGAACTCAACCTCATACGAAATCATAAGAACTCCTGTTATTTATGGCGCCACCAGGCATTTTCTTTGCCGATGCCATCAGTTTTGAAAACGGTATGTACCAGAGGGCCGGTGACCAACCTGTCAGCGAATGACTGCGCAACAATGCCGAACGCCATCATGTCACCCACCGCGGCGCCAGCCTGTTCTTTCTTCCAGAACCGATAACTTTCTATCCTGTAGTAAAGACGGATGATGCCGTGAGCGAATGCCATGACATCAGCGCGGGTGCCACCCAGCAGACCAGCGTTAAGCATCACATCGCTGCGGTGCGATTCAATGAATTCCTGATAGATACGCTCAGGATGATTCTGTTTCGCCCAAGTATCGGCGTAGGTCTTCGGTTCAGAACCGACATAAACCTTGCCGGGCTGCATTTCTTCCCATGGCGCGCGAAGCATTTCGACATCGGTACCATCTGTACACCAGACGAACCGGTATTCAGGGTGTTCTCGCAGGTGCTGCCAGATGTGCAGCCAGCGACGGAAGTAGACATTCATCTTCACGTCAGGTACGAGATACAGCTCAACATCTGCCGGGGCCGTCAGTAATTCATCCACCAGCGCTATACGACCACACTGGCGAAGCGAGGCTGCCCATTTGCTCAGCATGTCAGGCGAGGCCGACATTTTTGTGCCGCGCTGCGGGTCAGGCTGACTGGTAAGCAGCGTTGTGATAACTACATCGCGCTGCTGACGGTATTCAACGTAACCAGTAAACCCGGAATCACGCCGTTCGTTGTGGATCTTCACGTTACGTTCCACCAGCGCCTGTCGGTCGGGGCGCGGTACCGAACGCTCTACGGCTTCATGCTCATCGAGAGAATGGATTAGCTTTTCTGAACCGACCACATCACCGTAAGCCCACGTCGTCAGGCCAGCGTTATGGATACGTAGCGCGAGGTCACTGTGTTCGTACATGCCGCGACCGTATACCGGATCGAAACCACCAAACTTCTCGATAGCGCTGCGGTGGTAATACAGCATCACGCCACGCTGCCCGGTGTAAGCGATGTGCTTATCATCCCGGTACAGGACCGCCATATCCTTCAGCTTATTCGTCCCTGCCAGATCGAGAAACTGGTAAGCAAGGTGCGGTTCGGGTGATTCGATGTATGGCAGGTGCCAGTTATCGGCGATCGGATAAGCATCATCATCCCATAAAAAGATATGCTCACACCCGGCGTCCATCAGCGCGGTTAAACTGGCGTTCTTCGAAGCAACAATGCCGAGTGATGTTTCATGGCGAAGCAGCTGCATGCAGTCAGGTACTACTACGACAGGTTTTGAACCATCATCGACCACCACCACCAGCGCACCAGCTGGCAGATGCTTCTGGTGCTGCTCAATAGCACGCTTTAAAACGTCCGCCCGGTTGTGGGTTGTAATCGCAATGCCAATCCGCGCTGAAATTACGCAGGCGGGTGCATACGGGACACCATCAATCGTGACCTCCATATTAACCCCATTGAATAATGTTTATTGAAACGCTAAGTTCAATGCACTTATCTTTGATGAATGGTGAATGAAATGGATCTTGTTCCATCCCGGAAAGAGTTAAACAGGGCTAAACGTTGTATTGAACGCATGAGATCGGCAACATCCTACGATGAATATGATGAGGCATGGAGCGATTTTCTAAGTCGAATTGAAAATGTTTTCAGCAGAATCAAGGTTGCAGCTGAAACTCATAAAAAGTATCCATCGTTCTCATCTAGAACGAATCACCTTCGGGCTACAGATAGTTTGCTTGTCTATCTCAAACAGGCGCGCAATTCAGTCCATCATGGAATTGCAGATACGTCCAAATATGTTACTGGCGGATTCGGCATTAATCCTGTTGCACCAGGTGGGAGCGTTCACATCAAGTCGTTAACTTTTGATAAGAACGGTAATATTAATATTATAGCCGGGTCGCCTATTAAAGTTAACGTAATACCTAGTTCGGTAGAAGCAATACCATGTCGAAACAGAGGCGTTACATACAATCCACCAGACTCACATTTAGGTAAAGCTTTAAAAACTAAAAGCCCAATTGATATTGCTGTATTAGGCATTGAATTCTACGAATCTTATCTTGCAGAGGCTGAAAATATATTCCTCAAACAATAATTTGTTATTCTAATTGTGGCAGTTCGCCTGCCACGCTTTGTTATGCGCCAGGATGTCTTTCTTCGTCTGGCGGTCCATAACGTCGATGTCGTGATCAGTCAGGTAGATTGGCTTTACCCAGTCACAGGCGGTATCAACCACCACCGGGACGCTTCCACGTGTCACGCAGCTCGCGATCAACATCGTCATCAGGCATGTGATTGACAGTCTGCTGTACATTGCTGGCCTCTTTAGTGACTTCAGCTTTACGTTCTGCCGCCGCAACGCTCGCCGCTGCGTTCTCTTCGGTGCGCTGCTTATCAGCTTTGGCTTCCGCCTTGCTGGTGCCGCGAATATGGCCCAGGCCGAAAGCGCCGGCGATCGCAGCAATGACTGCTGCAACAATACCAATTACCGTTTCAAATCCCATAGTGACCTCAGACTAGCACTGATTTCGCCAGGTTAAACAGCGCGCGGCGTTTATCCAGCCCGTTACGGCCGCCATTAATAAGCAGCGTGACGCGCTCCACGTCTCCTGAATGAAGCAGACAGCCGTGAGAGACATAGAACCATGCAGCTGAGCGAGCAGCGTATTCATCCTGTTCCAGCAATTCAGGCTGGGTTACAAGGTCCAGCTTCAGTGCGTGGCCACAGTTGCGGTAATTGCTAAGCCCGGTGATTTGCTTCAGGCCGCGTCCGCGATATTTCCATCCATCACCTGCAACCTGGTTGCCCAGGTTCTTTTTACCCCATTCACCGCCGTAAACCAGATTAGCTATCGCTTTCTGATTTGCCGGTTGCTTTGCCGTTCTGCCGAGTGCGGCGGCCTGCTGTGCAGTAATGCGATGCTTGCCAAACGTAGGTACCAGGTTTTCTGCCGCATAGTTCAGGTTTTCCACCAGCCGGGTGAAACCGCCGGACTCATGGCCCATCTGCGCTATAAACATGGCCTGATCAAGCGGTGCGGTGATGCCGTATTCCTTCATAGCGGCGTCGATATGCGGAAACCAACGCGCAGCTAACTCGGCGCTTAGCCCAGCCGCCTTCTCAAATTGTGATTGGTTCATTAGTGCCTCAGAAGATCAACCAGACGTGCCAGATTTCCCCGGACCTTCATAATAGCTGCGCATATCAGGAGGTTTGCCACCACCACCAGCCAACTGGAGTCACGATAGAGGCCGAAGATGAATTGCCACGGGATTACTGCGTAAACCAGGATGGTTATATACGCCAGGATTGAGATGAAAGGACGGTGCCGGGCACCATGGCGCTGGTAGAACATCAGAATGACGACGATCACCGAGCAGATAAACGCATTAAAGACAGCTGACGGGTCAATTACCATTTCCCCCTCCTCCGCGTAACCGTGAGAAAAAGCCGAACAGGCTGTTCAAATCCTGGTTATTAAGAAAAGTTAGGATTTTTATACACAGCGCAGACAGAATCACTGCACCGAGTGCATCCAGTGGTTTTTCATAACTCGATGCAGCATTTAGCCATGAGCCAACAAACCCGGCGCCAAGCACTCCAACAATGAATGAAGTCAGGAAATATGCAGCCAGGCGAGCGCGCGTAAGGTTTGCAGCTGTCGCGACGTAAAACACCGCACCACCAAACGCTCCAAACACCACGCCGAAATCTGTATGAGTAAAGACACCGTACAGGACTGAACCCAGCAGGCCGCCGCCGAGAACAGCGCCGGTGCCGGTTAATGGATCGGACATTTAGCCCCCTCTTATTGCTGTGAATCCTCTCAGAAAATTTGAGGGGAGATAAAAAAAGCCCGCTTTTGAAGGCGGGCTAATGAGTGACTATTGTAAGTAAGGTAGGTAGTCGTGGGTTTTGCTAACTGACCAGAGTGAGACAGTATCGGGCTGATTCACAACGGTTCAGGAGAACCATCAGGCAGTTACCTTCAACACACATTTCAAGCGTAGCAGCAGTTTGCAAATTCATAAAAAAAGGCCTGCTTTTTACGGCAGGCTCTCAAGGAATTTGAAACTGTATTGTTGTTGTCATGGTGCCGGGTGCCTCCCGGTGACTCTACTCCAGCCAGCAAAGTCGCGCGCATACCTGCAGATAGCAGTTGGCTGGAACGCCCTTTCGCTGAGAAAGGATTCACCACAGAAATAATTTACGCGCTAATCATTTAGAAAGTCAATGCGTAATTTCTGGACAAAAAAAAGCCCACTCAGCGAGCAGGCAACCAGACGCTAACAGCATGAATGCTGTCAGTAAAAAGCACTATGTACAAAGCACTTCCATATCCATTCCACCGGATATTTGAAAGAATAGTTCGAAAAGGATGAAGTGCAATTAATGCAGTGCAATCAATGTTATTAGCTAATAGGTGGAGAAATCGGACCTTCGAGAACTTCGGCCTCCCCATCGTGACAAATGTCATCACCAATCGTTAGATGCCATACACCGCTAATCGTTTGACCTGTTTCCAGGTCTTCGGTCACGCCATCAGAATAATAAGCTACCTGTACTTTTCCGTTATGCTGGATCCAATAATAACCTTCTTTCATGCTAACCCCTCCGTTCATCAAAGGTGAGTGTAGCTTTTCATTTTGCACGGGGGCGTTAAAAATACTAAAAGTTGAATGAAGTGCGGCGATATGACAGGGGTACTGATGCAATGCACCTTCGCGAATACCCCTGTCGTATCGCCGGATAACAAAAAACCCCGGCTGGCGGTGTTTAGAGTTTTTTCAAATTGTCGCTTTACATCGCTGCCATCGTGGCGCAGCCCTGCCAAGCATGAATGGATTATCTGATTTTCTGGCCTGTTTTCAACATCATTCAGAATAAATAGCACTTTTTGCTAAAACATGGCGAGTTCAACTTTATTACTTATGAGCCGACTTCCCACCCTTGCCATATCTTCTCTTGGCCTTTCGCCCGCTAATCGGTTTGGCTTCACGGTTGTTATCCACTTTTTCATGGATATCTATATTGAACCATGACGCATGAGAAACCTCACTCAGCGGGAAAATTATACTCGTATCAACATCATCCAAGTCATTGTAGTCATTCGAGAACAACACCCGCAGAGTATCTTTATCCCGATAGCCAGACATGATAGGACTAATTGATATCTCAAGATTAGGGCCTTGTTTCTCGTTTGGCTCACTAATCATATTTACAACTCCGACATAGAGTTTTCGGCTTTTAAGGCTAACCAGAACTGGCCTATCTTCTGTTGCTGAATCGAAAAAAAGCTGGCCTAACGAACCATCGGAAAGCAGCTGCTCAAGTTCATACAGGCGGAGAACTTGTTTAGCGAAGTTGATCGAATCCTTATCACCTGGATTATCGCTGATAAAATATGCGGCGACATACATACGTAGCCTGCAAA